GTTATTGCGGGCGATAATCTCATCCGCTCGCGAGCCGTCACCATAGAGAAATTGAGCAATCTCCATCGCTGAAGTCACCCCCGGTGGCGTATACGTCACCACCCTTGGAAGCTGCAACGCTCGATTGGTCAGGTCATCCCACATCGCCAAGCGCATTTGACGGATGGCCGCATGAAGCTCATCAAGCACATCGTCGCGCGCTTCGTCGGCATCGGCCAGCGCCTCGAGCTCGTCACGCGCTGCCACCGCATCATCAAAAGCCGTGAACGTCTCGCTCGCCGCAGCATCGCACGCGGCTGCAAAGAGCACCGTGCGCGTCACTATATCTACAATGCGCGCGTTCTGTTGAGCTTGGCGCTCGTTCGTTGTGCCGGTAGCGCTTAACGTGGTCGGCTCAATGCTTGCCACTATGCCTTGAAGCGTCGCGCGGTCCCCGATGGCATCGCCAATGCTTGCTAATGTGCCTGGGAAACTTTCGGCCGTTGTCAGCGTTGAAGCCAGCCGCAAGGCTTCCGCGCTATCTTGCGCGCTGCTAAGCGATGCCCTAACGGCATCAATGATGCGCGTGCTTTGCTCGCTCTTGGCGTCTTGGCCAGCTTGGCCCACGTAATCCGGCCCGGTGGTGCTGTACTTCGCTTCGTATTCGGTAACGGATGTCGTTTGGAGCTGGTCTGCTTTCTGGCCCACGATGGCCGGCTGGTCAACCGATTGCGCTGGGAACGGCCGCTGGCCACCCACTTCGGCAAACTCGAGCTCGAAGGTGGCCGCTCTGCCTTCGTCAATCGTCTCATTGATTGAGCATGAAAGCAGTTGCGCGGTAAGGGTGCCAAAGGTTGGATGGACCAGCGTTCCAGGGCCCCGCTCTTCAACCGCTGCGATGAGCGCATCCCTTCGCCGGCTGTAATCGTTGGCATCGGCATCTTGAGCGATGATGAAGCCTGATAATCGATAAATGCGCGTCTTTCGCCCAAGGTCGTCGAAGTAAACGCCATCATCACCAACCGGCTCTTGGAGCACGCCGTCACGCCCGAACTCAGCGCTTGCGCTTTCGGTCTCGAACGGCACACCGCGAAAGCTGGCTGGCCTTAGCTGGTCGCGCCACGCCACTATTGAGCCGCCTTGCGCTGGCCTTTGGCCTTGCCGCTAACGGCCAAACGCGGTGAGCCTTTCGCAACCGTGCTCGTCACCGTTCCACCGTCAACCTTCACGTTGACATCAACGGTGCCCTTCATCTCTTCAGCCTTCATGCGAGCCTTTCGTTGCTCAAAGGCTAAAAGCTCAGCCGCCCAGTCTCCAGGGTCTACAAAGGTTCCGCCTGCCGCTTCAGTTTGGGCTTTTGTTCGTGCGCGCCGGCCTGCCGTTCGCTCACCGGCAAATAAGCCCATGGGATCAGAGTAATCTTCCGTGATGGTCGCAACCGCGCCCGTCTTGCGTTGAGCTTCGGCCACGGGGTCTCTTCCGGTCGCGAAGTCGTAAGCATCTTTGATGGTGTCTTTGAAATACACCGCCGCAGCCGTCAGGCCGGCGATGGCCACGCCTACCGGACCCAGCGCCGCGACCGCGCCAATGCCGAACTTGGCAAAGTTGGCCAGGATTGGACCGGCCAACGCCACGCCCAGCGCAATGGCCACGGTCTTCAAGCCACCCATGTCATCAATGAACTTACTGACTGTCCCGATGGCCTCTTTGACCCAAGCGACCACCTTGGGCACCCCATCAATCACAGCCTGCACAAAGTCTTTCACATACCGCGCAATCTTCTCTTGATTGCCTGCCACTTTTAGCCACTCACCAAAGCGCCGTATCAGTGGTTCGAGCACGGGCAAAAGCTGACTCATCACTGTGTTGGTGGTGGCCTTGAACTGCTCTTTGAGCCGCTGTATCGCGTCGCTCATCTGCTCGGTTTGCTTGAGCGCTTTGCCGCTCATTACCGCGCCGCTCTCGCGTGCCTCCTTCGCGAGCTTTTCGATGCCTTCCGCGCCAAGCTCGCTGATGCGCGCCAGCTTTACCCCGCTTTCGCCAAAAGCCGCTTGAGCGATGGCCGAACGCTTGAAAGCGTCGGTCTCCTTCGCCATGGCGCCAAGCACGATGTCAATGGCTTGCTCTGTGTTCTTCGCGCCTTGAACCTGCCTTAGAAGGCCCTTGTCAACCTTCTTCAGCCCTTCGGCCAGCTCGCCGGTTCCGGCGCGTGCCTTGCCCATCGACATATTGAGCTTCTGAAAGGCCGCGCGAAGCTCTTGAGCCGTGACACCCTGCCGACCACCGATGAACTCGAACTCTTGAAGCCGTTGAGCGCTTAGGCCGATGGTGCGGCTGAATTTGTTGAGCTCGTCACCGGCGTCAACATAGCTCTTGGTCCAAGCTGTGACGCCTCCGATGGCCGCACCCGTTCCAAGCATGCCAGCCTTGGCCACCAAGCCAGTGAGCTTCGCGCCAACGTCGGCCACCGCGCCACCAACGGACCGCATCGTGCGACCCATCGAGCGCCGAATCTTAGCCGCTGCCCGTCGCAGTGGCGTCGATGCCTTATCTTGCGCCTTGAGAACCCCACTTATTTCAAGTTTCTTTGGCAATCCTCAAGGTCTCCCGCATCCAAAACAAAAATTCACTGGCCGTCATATCAAAGACATCATGCGGCGACCAGCCCCAAAACCGCACCATATTTGCTATGCTCTGGTCTAGTTGGCGTTCTCCTAGCTCGAGCCAGATTGCGCGAAAGGGTTAAGAGCCACCCCGATAGGCTCCGCGCACATTTCGATATCTGCAACGGCGATGTTCTCCGCGCTAGGCTCTGGAACGTCCGCAAGCCGCGCGATGAGCGTGGCCATGGCGTCAAGGTTGCCCTTCTCAATGGCCCCCATATCCACGCCTTTCACATCCCGCAGCGTGGCCGTCTTGAAAAAGAGCTCATGCACTTCTTCACCGTAGACCATGATGGGCTTGCGAAGACGGCATGATGCCACCGCGTTCTTTGGTGGTATGTATCCTCGAGGCATTAGAAGTTCCGGTCAAGGTCCTGCGGCATACACTCAATCCGGATGGTGCGCGTACCTTCGACCGCATCGGCCGGACGCTCACCAGCGGCATAGGCATTGTTGAAGACCCATGACTCGCCGTTGGCAAGGTCAATCTGAACGGTGCCATTGGTCAGGCCGGCCAGATAGTCTTCCATCTCAACATCATCGGTCAGAAGCTCTGCTTCGATAAACGGGATAGAAGGCCGCTCAATGAAGCCACCGCGACCGCTTTGGCCCACTTTGCCCTCGTTGACGGCGCGTTGAGCCTGCACCGTGCAGCTTGCGCCGATGCTCGCGATTCGGCCGTTAAGGTCGAAGCTCAGGGTCCCTGCAAGTTTCACAGCCATTGTCTAAGCTCCTATGAGAAGTCGAGTTGGAAGGCAAGGGTCACATCCCATTGCCTCAGTGGGTTGGCCAGGTCGGCTGGGAGCTCGCTCACCACGATACGCGAGCCTTGAAGCGACCAGTTGAGCCGCTCAACGAATCCGTCCATATCTTCCACCCAGCCGTTTCGGATGCCTTCGCGATAGCCACCGATGAGCACATCGCCAACCACCTTCTTGGCGGTTGTGACCTTGGACACACCCGCGCGAAGCCGCTTGTCATCGCTCACCAAGCTAAATTCAGCATACTTGGCACTGCGCTGCTTCCACACCCGAAGAAGCGCTTGGTTGGTGGCAAGGGTCTGAACCTGGAAGTAAGCGTCATCATCGTTGCCAAGCGCGTCCTGCTGATAGGTAGTCGCGCATAGGTCAACCGAGACTTGACCAGTGGTGCTTACCAGCGCCGAAGCAAGGCCATTGTTCAAGAGCGTATTGCGCTCCGTGGCCGTGAATCGGTCCGTTTGCGACGGTCCAAGGATGCCAGCGAACGCCGCTTTGCTGATGGGGTTGGCGGGACGCGCCGAAAGCGAGCCAGCCGCTACGCTCATCAGAGCCGCTGCAACCTCAAAGGATGGCGACGGGCATGAAGCCAAGCCAAGCACGCTGACGTGCTGGTCGTTGCGCGTAGCTCCGAAGGTCGTCAGGTTGGCCAGGCTGTCAACCTTGCACGCGAAAGCGTGACCGTATACCTGGCGCAGTTTGCCCCACCGGCCCGAATCCGTGTCGTCAAGCTCCGCGCCGATCGCGTTGAGCTCGGTTGCGCTGGTGTACGGAAACGCAATGTAATCATAGCCCGTGTCGCCCATCGATGCGATGGCATTGGTCAGGCTTGGGTCCGTTGCCCCGCCAGCCATGGCCACGATGGCGAGCGATACGCCAACCGGGGTGGATTCTCCACCGGCGAGCCCGAAGTAGTTTTGGCGAAGGTCGAGCTCATTGCCAACCGTGCCAGCGTTCTTCGCAGTCAGGGTGACCACCGCAAGCGCAGCCGAAGCCGTTAGGGGAAGGTCATTGTTGGCATTGATGGCCGATTCAATCGCGCTCGCGATGGCGGTATCTGCATCGCCATCGGCAACCGCAACGCTCACCTTCTGGCCGGCCACATACAGAGCGATGGTGCCGGCCTCCGCTGTGGTCACGCTCACCGTGATGGTTCCGGTAGCCTGAGTCGCTCCACCGTCATCGTCGAGCGGGATGACGTAAAGCGGGATGGTGCGATTGTTCGCGAGTGCTCGCTTGCACATCAAATGCGCTTGCGAGCCCTGGCCAAATAGCGTGATGGCCGAGCTCTCGCTCGTCACCAGCACCGGGGTGTCTGCGGTTGCAGCACCGGCCGCCGTCTTCTGGCCGAAGATAAGCCGGGGCTCACCGGTGGCCGAGCTGATGTTCTGGCTGGCGTCAACCTGTGCATACCAGCCGGGAGTTTTGAAACTAGGGTCAAGCGCCATGGGTTATTCCTTCGGGCTGGTAGTTTTTGATTCGCTCTTTTTGCTTGAGCTTTTGGCCTTGCTTTTGGCCGTCTTGGATGCTGGGAGTTTTTCGGCTTTTGGCTTTTCGGCCTTCGGCTTTGAAGCCGGCTTGGCCTTCGGCTTTGGCTTCGGTGGCTCGCCAATCTTGAGCGCGCCGTCGCGCACGGCTCGCAGGTAATAGCTCACCGCTGGAACGTATTCGCCTTCGGGCCGTATCATCCGGTCAGCCATGGCGCGATTGCCTGGCTTGACCACCGCCAGGCCCGCAACCGGTATTACATAAATCTTATCTTTCGCCATCGCTACACGTCCCAATTAGCTTGAATGTTTGGTGCGTCGCCTTGTGGTGGGTCTATTAGTTCAA